TGCAAGCCAACCAACAAACAGGATTGACTCCTTTAGAAGAAGTTTTATTAACAGAGGCAGAAAAATTAATTCGCCAACGACAACGAGGAATAACTACCTAATGGATATAAAACCAAAAAGTACCAGGGAACATTTAATATCTTTGTATGGCCATATCACTGGTCTAAAAAGATCACAATATCATATGCATAAAGGCATTCACGAATTGGGCGGCAAGATAGACAAAATCTATTGGGTATTATTGGGCACGGTGGGGGCTGTGTCACTAGTTCTGTTGGAACGGATATTAGATATCAAAGGATTTATTTTTTAAATCCATTGTTTTAATTCTTCTCCCATAATCTCGGTAGCTATATTTATTTTTTTACGAAGAGCTTTAACAATTCTATTGTCAACGGTATCTTCAACAATTAAATCAATATAAGTCATGGGTTTTTCTTGTCCTATCCTATCTATTCTTGCTTCTGATTGTTGTCTCTTCTCCAGATCATAACCATTAGAATAATATATCATAGTAGAAGCTGCAGTTAATGTAATACCATAACCACCTGTTTGTGTAGTACCTACAAAAAATCTACACTTCTCATCTTCTTGAAATCTTTTAATATTATTTTGTCTTTCTATTTGAGGAGTTAGTCCATAATAATCAACTACTGATCCTTCACCATATTCTTTTTCAGTTTCTTTTTTTATTAATTGAACATCTCTTTGCCAATGAGCCCATATAACTGCTTTACCTTCTATTTCTTCAAGCGCATCTAATAACTCTCCTAATCTATTACTTTTTATTTCTTGTGTAGATCCATCATCAGCTACAAAATGACCACAAGTAATTTGCTGTAATCTCATTAGTTGAACAATTACTGTATTGGTAGAAACCATCTTCCCATTTAAAGTAGCAATAGCATTTTCCTTCATTTCTTTATACACTCTTAATTGTTCTGGAGTCATAGACACAAAACGTTTCATAAAAGTTTTCGATGGTAAATCTAAACAATCATCTTTTAAACATCTAAAAGAAAAAGGTTTTAATTTTTCAGATAGTTCTCCAAGATTTCGGTATCCCACAACTATGTTAACTGAACGAGATCCTACATTAATACTTTTCATAATAGCGTAACGAGCACGGAACGTGTAATAAGAACTATGCCCCAGGAGCCAGGGATCAAGAAATTCACATTGACTATATAAATCAATGGGAGATTTAGTAACCGGTGAGCCAGTAAGAATTCTTTTATACGATGCAAGTGTAGATAATTTTAAAATATTTTTAGTTCTCTTTGCAGTAGGAGTTTTAATTGTAGTAGATTCATCTACGGCTATCATGGCCTTATGAGAATTAACAAATCTAAACGCAAAGTCGTATCCTTTTTGACTACTAAAAGCTTCTACATTCATAAGTAGAATATGAAAATCTGTTCCAGTAGCCAGTACAGTATTTAATTCTTTTGTATATTCTTTAGAAGTATTTGAAGTTTCCCAGAGTACAACCTTCTTCTCTATATGATCAGCCATATGAGTAGGGATTTCATTTTCATACCAAGTCTTATAAACACCTTTAGGAGCTATTATTAATAGTCCATTTATATTTCCTTTATCATATAACATAGACGCATTATCGATAAGAACTTTAGATTTCCCGGTACCCATTTCCATAAAATAGGCAAACACTTGTTTATCCCAGGACATTTCTAACGCTTTTAATTGATGCGCGTATGGCTTTGTCTTAAATTTGTAAAACATAATTTGCTTTTCTTTCTATTTGACATTATATAATTATTTCTATATGCATGTCAATAAGAAAGATACACACGAAAGAGTGGTGAGAGTGTGAACGAAAGCTACCTCCTTACGGAGAAGGTATTACTAATGTTGCCACTCACCGAAAGTTATGGGCAAGAATGAAAATAAATGAATATAAAGAAGCAAAGGATTCATTAACTAATTATGAACCTAAGCGATCTGGCGATAAAAAAGTCTATTTAATTCAAGAAATTCCAGGAACTACTCAAGGGCAACCTAAATATAATATTTTAGGCGCTCAGAAATATGGCGAAATAGTGACCTTACTTCCAGAATTTTCCCAAATTATATTATCTCCTGGACCTTTAATTCAAAAACTACGATCTCTTTTAAGAAATGTTACATCCGAAGACTATTTATTATTATCTGGCGATCCTGCCATAATTGGGATTACCTGTTCAGTAGTAGCTGATCTCACTAGTGGAAAATTTAAAGTACTAAAGTGGGATAGACAAGAAAAAACATATTATCCCATAGAAGTAAATATTTTTCATAAATAGGTTGACATTAAAAAATCTTCCTATATATAAGTCCTGCGATTAAATATTAAACTAATAACAACAAATAGGAAAGAACATGAGTATAAATCTACGTGAAGATGCACCTAATCAAAGTGACATCATTAATCCAGAAGAGTTGTCTGTTGAGATAGAAAAATTAACGACAATTCACAACCACATACAACAAAAAGAAAAAGAAATAAAAGAACTTAAGGAAGATGAAAAAGTTCAATCAGGAATTGTAATACCTCAAATAATGGAAAGGATGAATTTAAGTACATTAAAACTTAAAGATGGATCTGAAGTTTCTGTTAAGCAGGTATATGGCGCTTCAATTAAAGCTGACAAAAAAGCAGAAGCGATTAACTGGCTTCGTAATAATGGACTAGGTGATATCGTCAAAAACGAAATTACTGTTTCATTTGGAAAGAACGAAGACAACAAGGCGCAGCAATATGCTACCCTTGCACGAGGTCAGGGGTATGAACCGCAACAAAAAGTTGCTGTTCATGCTTCGACCCTCCGATTAGTTTTGGAAGAGCGAAATAAAAAAGGTGGAGATATTCCCGAAGAATATTTCTGGACTTTTCAAGGCGCCCAAACAAAACTAAAAGGTAAAAAATAGACTAATAACTTAATAAACTAATAGGAGGAAATATGAGTAATGTAGTCGAAAAGAAAAACAGTGGTTCTCTTGCTGTAGTTAATCTAAGAGAAGACTCTAGAAAAGGAGCAGAAGAAATTAGACAAGAAGATGTATCAACACCTATCTTGAAAATTCTTCATCAACTTTCTCCAGAGTGTAATGAAAGAGACGCAAAATATGTACAAGGTTCTAAACCTGGTATGATTTATGTGAGCTCACTTGGTCAACTGATAGATGGTGAAAACGAAGGTGTTAACGTAATTGTAGCACACGCTCAAACTAGATATCCTGAATGGCAAGAAAGAGGGGATAGCGCTTCCGCGCCAGTAGGAACTCACTTAACGATTCCTGCCGATGCGGTCGAAGAAAGAAATGGTAGATACAGATTACCAAACGGTAATTACGTTGAGAAGACAGCTTATTTTTATGTCATCATGGTTAAAGGTGGTGAGATGAGACCAGCGGTTATTCCAATGAGATCTTCTAATCTTTCACCAGCTAGGGAACTTAATAATCAGATTACTAATTTAAGAGTGACTGATGATAAAGGAACCTTTCAGCCAGCTGCTTATTCTGCATTGTTTAATTTAAAAACATTTGGAAAAACAGCGGGGAGTAAAAGTTGGCACGTATATAAACCTTCTAAAGTTAGAATGTTAAATACATCTGACTCTAAAGACGCAGATATATACAGGGCAGCTTCTGAGTTACAAAAAAGTGTATCAAAAGGAAGTGCCAAACCTAAGTACGATAAACCTAAGAGTACGGAAAGTATTGTATAATTCCCGATGGGAATGGTTGCAACAAGGGCGGCAAAGCGAGAGTGGATCCGCCCTTAACTCTTATGAAAGATTTTATTAAATACTTTACTGGTTTAAAACGAAATTATGGTTTTTGTAATGTACAGAATGGATATCTTGATCCCGATACAGGTAAAATTAAATTTGATCAAAAGGATTATGGATGGGCAAGAAAACCCATTACTAACCAAGACTATTTAGATCACTTAGATGGTAAACGTTCCATAGGAATTAATCCATGTGATGATGAAGGCCTTTCAATATTTGGAGCAATTGACATAGATCCAAAGAACTACATTAATTTTAAACCCGAAAAATATTTACAGATTATTGAATCTAAAGAACTCCCAGTTATTCCAGTTAAATCAAAAAGTGGTGGACTACATATATATGTCTTTACTAAAGACCGAGTTAAGGCAAGTGAAATTAGAGAATTTTTAGAAAAATTATTATTTGTTTTTGGCCTTCCGGCAAAAACTGAAATCTATCCTAAACAAACTTCTTTAGAAGCAAGTGATGGAAGAAGACCTTCCGGAAACTTTATTAATATTCCTTACTACAATAAAAAAGAAAGAGTGGCAGTTGATACTGGTAATAATGAAATTTCTTTTGATA